CGACTTTAGACATTGGTTTACTCCAAAGAAATGAGATGGTTAGTCCCGTTCCTTCGGGCGGCGTTTGCGTCCCTTATGGGATGAACGTTCCGTTCCGCGTCGTCCTACTTGCGTCCAGTTTCCTGGATGAACGTAAGGGTATTATAACCCCCAGTAAACTATATAGTCAAATAGTTTTGTAAAATGTGATACAAAAATTACATTACTTTAACTTATTCAACACTTCTTCAAACTTATCTGCTTTACTACGGTATGAAGAAGCATTTTGTTCCAGAACATCAACAATATCTTCCAAGATAGTTTCTACGGAAGCATCAGCATCAAAGTATTGTTGGATTGCCTCGGACAAATAACGTTTCCGACTCCATTCCAAACTGTAGGGTTTGTAGTCCATAATAATAGTGTATATGCTAGGTATTATAGGTGTTCTAATCTTCATTGTCAAGTTCTGCCAAATAATCTATCCACCATTGTGGGTCTTTAGTTCTTTTCCAATCGGGAACGGGCAATCCTTTTTCAAAGTAGTATTCCCAGAGTGCCTGGTCAATAATTTCTTTGACCTCAATAATTCTCTTCTTCTTCATCAACGTCTCCATATGGGTCTTCCACGTAGGGTCCGTGTGGTCGTTTGGCGTCCTCTCTAACATAAGTTTGTTCTTCGTTGACGGCAGCAATCCATAACGAAAGTTTCATTATCAACCATATCATAACAAGTGGCAAAAAGCAAGCAACAAGGATTAAAGGTTTCATTCCTCCAACTCCCAACACTTTTGGAAACGGTTTCTTAACTCATTTATCTTATTATTTTCTTGAACTTCTACAATGTAACCATTTATTTCTTTTTCTTCCTCAGTCAACTCCATACGATGTTTGAGTTTAATATCAATAAGACGCACCATATCCATATAGTATTCTGGACTCTTACTGACAAACTCATCGTAGGTCATAGAAGCATCCCTTTATCGCTCATATACTGCAGGGTTTCTTTTAAACTACCAATATGCTTACTGCCGATTGAGCACTGTGGATATGTTGCTTCCTCACCAAACTCCATACGAAACTGCTTATCATTAAAGTCAGTTCCTAAAACATATTCATGAAACTCCGTCACACCAGGAAGTGTTTCCAGGAGCATACTCATACGTTCACATTCTTGACTGCCGTTAGAATAGATTACTGCAGTAAGTTTATTAGTCACGCTGCCTCCAATCATCAGGACGGTCTTCATTGAACCAGTCTACAATCTCATCAGCACTGCCAAAACCAGTACGATGATTTGATGGATCTGGATCACCCAAACCCATCTTGTTCATAAAATCATCCATACTGCCTTCCACCATATCAGGATTAGCAGCACGACCTCTTGCTTTTTTAAGTATCTCGCGGGCAGAAGTATTTGCCTTAGCAAGTTTCTCTGCCCAAATCATGTCCTCCAAACCTACCGATTCCTGTGCCACAATCTTTTCACAGATTGCTTCCAAGCGAAGGCGATACTGTGTGGAAAGCATACATTTCTCCAAGTATGAGACTATTTATTTTTACTATCTCTCAATATAACTGAGAGTGTGATTATCCGCACTTAATTTTTCGATAATAAGATCACAACCATTCTTAGGATTGCATTCGCCACAAGTAAAAATGTCTACCGCAGCTTCACCTTTTTCTGGCCAAGTGTGAATACTAATATGACTTTCTGATAAAAGACATATTGCTGTTACACCTTGTGGTTCAAACTTTTTAAAAATAGTTTTAATTACCGTAGCACCACTAGCATTAGCAGCATCTTCAAGCAAGTCTGAAAGATAATACTCATCATTCAAAGAATTAAATGAGCACCCATACAAATTAAGAAGATAGTGTTTCCCCATATTACAAAGGATTATCCTCCACTTCCTGAATCATTTTACTGATAACATTTTCGGTTCCATCCATCGTCTTTACTGCAAACAAAGACGACTTTTGATACTTTTTTAATTTCTTGTATTTCTTTAGAAGTCTATTAATGTCCGACTGGGGCATTTCAACTTCTACTTCAAATCCGTCGCTCATCTTCCTTTCTTCTTTTTCTCAGGTTGTTTGTAACCCCAGAGTTTGGGGTTGGTTCTTCCATATCCAAAATCAATCTTCTGAACTACACCAGTACCATAAGTGTCATAATACAAATCAAAGATATCAGATCTTTTTCCCCTAACCAAATCAATATATTCTTTTCCATCAAGAACATACCAAATCAAATAAGCGTCATTTGGGAATGAAGAATCTTTTGCTCTTTCTACTGTTGTTTTTTCTAAAAGAATATCGCAACTGTATTTGTTTGGCAGAAGAGTTTTATCTTCATTTTCATAGTCCATATGACTCTTCTCCTGTTCTACAGCTACTGTCACGAACGACCACCCCACTGAATATCGGGATATGCTTCTTTTACATTATCAAAAGTTATTTTGTATTTATCTGTCAGTCGCTTATCTTTTGTAAAAATTAATACTTCAGCTTCTTTGGGATGAAGACCACGCAGAAGATTGATAAACATCATTTCTCTGCGAATGGTATTTAGACTGTTATTACCACCTTTTACAAAGTGATAAAGGTTCTGGAATTCTTTGCGAAGTGATGTGCGACCTCTGCCATCAAGATCTTGTCCCGTTGCAGAAGTACCACCTGCTGCTTCTTTAGAAAGGTTTTCGGACAATGTGCCAGAATACACCGATTGCTCATCAGCATTAGCATAAGGAACATCACCTTCAGGAAGAAGACTAATTACAGTTTCGTCAAAGTTCCAAATAAAAATAGACTTCAACGAATCGTGTTCATAAGTCTTAAGCACTTCAACCTTCTTTGCATTAGAACGTTGCTTAGATGCAAGTTCTAAAATTTCGAAAATGAAAGGATTTGATGGAAGAGATTCGATCGATTTACTCGTCGTCTTCTTCTTCGTAGTCGTAGTCGTCATAATTGTTTTCAAATCTTACTGCTAAAATTTCATCAGGAAGTACATTCCCGTTTTCATCAAACATCTCTGGATGCGTATATGCAATGTTGTTGGTGTAGAAATGTTCTTTTGCTAACCATCCTACCACACCTCCAACAAAAAAGAACATTATTGAAACAAGAGTACTGATGGTGAGAGTTACTGCTAACATCTTTTTTCTCCAGAGAATTTTATTTTTTCCTGATATCCAAGTAGAAGTTCAGGTGTAAAACAATTTCTCTTCGCAAGAAGGTAACCATTTTACCAAACTTTACTTGAAAAGTTTTCGGTGCTTCTGGTTTCTTCCTCCTATTACGTAACAGTAATTCAATACCCCGATTAATCTGGGGTTCTGACTTATTTAGTTTGTTTCTTCCGTCTTCCAGGTCTCTTGTCATAGCTATATTTCATTGCATCCTCTAAGATGCCATACAAATAGTTTTTAATTTTTCTTGCCTGAGGTTTAGGAATGTGTCCATAACCTTCACGAAGTTGTTTATGCATTTCATCACTCCCACCTTCAAGATATTCTTCAAGTTCAGTTACAAGATCGTTTAATTCATGAGCAGTATTACTCACAATAAATTCTTCAACTTCTGTTCTTTTGGCTTTACGAACCTTAAGGTAATCATAAAACTTCATTACAAATTGTCCATTAAAGGCATAGTCAATTGCCTTCTCAACATCGTTGCAAACTTCTTGAAGATTATTTTCCATTAAACTAGTTTTTGCTCCTTAAGATATTGAACGGTGTCAGTGCAACCGCCAATGTTTTTTTCATCAACAGTGACTTGAGGAAAAGTAGAGCCGTTTCCAAATTTCCCATAAAATTCTTCACGGGTAAAGTCCCTATTCAATTTATAAACCACATGTTGTAGTTCTGCTAACTGTAGCACCTGTTGCACCTTTGTGCAATATGGGCAACCGTCCTTAGAATAAACAGTAAATTTCATATCTTTATTTAATAAAAATTTTATTTAGAGTGATGTGCTTTCAAATCTGGGTTTGGTTGTGAAGGGACAACAGGGTTACGAGTGACATTCTCAATCACAATAAAGGCATCGCTCTGATAACTTACTGTGCCATATGGCTTTGCCCACTTGGGGTTTGCACCTTCAGTCTGATGAATACCACTGTTGGCAACTCCACCAATCTTCACACGAAGTTCATCATTAGGACTCCAGTCCATCTTACCAAGAGCAATGGCAAGTTGTCCTAACATATCAGCACTTGGGAATTTTTCTTTCATTACATTCTCCTCTGGTTCTAGATTTCCAAGCATAAAAAAAGAGGGTGGTTAACCCTCTTAGTATATCAGAGTGCGTTGCCTCTTGGCAATACCTCTTCAGGGAACACGAAGTTCTCATGCGGTTGATCTACCGGCGCCATCCACGCTCGAAGTCCCTCATTAAGGAGGATGTTCTTTGTATAGAACGTTTCAAACTCCGGATCTTCTGCCGCTCTAATCTCCTGAGATACAAAGTCGTACGCACGAAGGTTAAGAGCA